TATCAACGTCGCTGAGCCCTTGCTTCTTGCCGGCGCTCCGTAACGCTTCCAGCGGATCGACCCGCATGGCCGCAAGTTTCGAGTTCGGGATGCGCTCGGCAATCGCTGCCCCGCCGGGGCCCGCCCGCGTAGCGAGGCGATCCAAGGCGCGCACCACATCATTCTGGCGCAGTGCCATGTTGACGTTGAAGGCTTGTTGAATGAGCGACTGAATCGGGTTGACGATCGGCCGATCTGAGCCCTTGAGGCGCTTTACGTCTGAACGGGCGAGGTCCCGGCCAGTGCCAGGCTTGCCAGCCCCGCCCAGGTCTTCGCCCTTCAGGTTGGTCATGTCCCGCTGATAAGGAACGTAGAAGGGCTCTTTCAGCGCTTCCGCGAATTGCTCGGGCGTCAGCAGCCCGCCATCAAAACGCTTCTTCAGCATCGCCCGCGCCCATTGATGGGTGAGCGCCGCGCCCTGTTTAAATCCTGGGTAGCGCGCCTCCATATCCTTGATAGTCGCGATGTGGTCGCCCAGCGTCGCCGCTGTGGGGGGGCGATCCAGAATGCCGGTGTTGAACCGCTCCTCGTAAAGCCACTTGCCCCGAAGGGCGATCAGATAGGCGCCGAAATCCTTGACCCGCGCATCGTCCCATTTCCCCAGAAGGCTCGGCTGGCCCGTCGCGACCGCGATGCCTTCAGACAGAGGCCGCGTGCTGGGGCGCGTATCGCCATAGGGCCGGACCCCGTGCATGAGGTCCATCATGCCAACGGACTTGATGTCGGAGGCGAGGCGCTTGAGTTTGTACGGGTCGTCCACCGCTTTCAGATCAAACGTGATCTTGTCGCCGGTTTCCTTGAAGTGGTTGTCCTGTGCGACGCGGAGCAGTTCGCGGGTGCCGAGTCGGAGGAAGGTCTGCCCATCGATCAGTGATCGATAGGCGGCGTTGAAATACCCTCCAATGGTTTGGCTCAGGCCCTTGGTCTTGACGCTGTCCAGAGCCTTCGCGAGCGCCTTGGGCTTGGCGTATTCTGCCATGTCCGCCACCGCTCGCGCTGCGGAAGGGGCCGCCAGGTACGCAGTCATGTCCCGCTGATAGGCGCGCAGCGCGGCGGCGATCTTGGGCTGATCCTTGTCCAGTAGGTCGAAGACTTCCTTCGTGAACCTCGGCGCCGCCTTCTCAGCGTGCCTGGGGTTCACGGCCCAGATCCGCATCCACTCCGCAAAGCCCTCATGCGGACGCATCTGGAGCGGATCGTAATCGAGAAATTTCAGCTCGCTCTTGTGCTTGTTGACCAGCGCGTCCAGCGGCTTGCCGATGACGCGCATGTGGAGGTCGTGGCCGAGTTCGTGCGCCACCACGCCCGCGTCATCGAGATTGCGCGCCCGCACCGCGCCCGTCTTGCGGTTGAAGACGCCGAGTGCGGAGGCTGTCCCCTTTCCGCTCACGCCCTGACGCACCGTGGCGTCAAGGGTGTTGACCAAATCCTTCAGCGTCGCCCGGCGTGACTTGATCGGCTCGATTGCTCCCGCCGCAGCACGCAATCCGGATGCCGGGGCAACCTCACCCCGCATCGCCGTGCGGGTCGCGAGCGCCTTTTCCGAGCCCGTGATGAAATCCAGACCATCTGGCGGGGCTTCATGCTTGACGGGATCGACTCCGGCTTTCACGGCTTCAGCGTTCAGAAGATCAGCCAGTTTTCCCATGCCCTCGATCCCCTCAGCCGTGGCTCGCGCATAATCCGCTATCTCGTCGCCGTCATTGGGCCAGCGCTCGCGATCTACCTGGGGCGGAGGAACACCCTCGTTCGCCTTCTGCGCGTCTGTGAGGGCTGCTGTGGCCTCCGGCGTGACTTCTATGGCGGCGGTCGCGTCCACCTGGTCCCGCTCAACCGCGGCAGGAACATCCGTCGCTACGGGCGTCTGCTGGGAGTCCGGCCTGACTTCGCTTGGCGGAAGGGCTGCGGATGGATCGGCGGTCGCTTCGGCAAGGTCCGGCGCTGCTGCCTGATTGGGCGCTGCCTGCGGGTCCGGCGTAACCGGCGGTTCGTAGGGCTTGGGGTTTGTGTCGAGTGGAACCTTCTCACCACCCGAAACAATCCGCGCCGCGACCTCGCCGCCGGCATGTAGCGCGCCGCCGAAGACCGCTCCCGCGACAGGAGCGAGGGCGGTCTGGGTAACATCGTATTCTGACTGCTGCCCGGAGGCGATGTTCGCCACCTGCACCGCAGGGTCGAGCGCCGTCGAGACAATCGCGTTGCCGATCGCCGCGTCTGCGATCCGGCCCACAACCGGCTTGGCGATCCCCTTTAGGACCGCCGACGCCCATTTGACCGGCGCCGAGATATAGCTCGAAGGGGCCATGGCCTGACCCGCGATGTCGCCCAAGGCCGCAACCGAGTATTCCAACAGCCCGTCCGAGCTGGACATGCTGTCATAAAGCTGGAGCTTCTCACGGGCTCGCGAGGCTTCGACATCGAGTGCGCCTGTTGAATCCAGTTGGTCGGGGGATAGCGCAAGCCCCGCCGCCCCCTCCGGGGTTTCCCTGAACCGGCCCGCCGTCATGTTCAGCCAGAAGCGCTGCGCAAGCGTAGGGTCGGTCTGCGAGTTGGTGAGATATTCCTCGCGGAACGTCGGGTTGTCGAAGACGTTGGGCGATTTCTGATCGCTCATTTCGCCTTCGCTTTCAGTATCGCTTCAGCAGCCCCAGGGCCGAACTTTTCATCAAACTGCCGGATGATCTCTGGATCGTTGGCATTCCCCTTCAGGAAATTGATCATCTTGAAGGTTGGGACGTTCGCCACCTTGTTCAGTTCGTCTGCCGCCGCGCTCACCTGGGCATCGATGCTCATTGCATTCTCGCCACGGGCGATGTCGGCATTCACGTCAAGCGTCTTGCCCCCGCGCGCAGTCGGAGCGCCGCGGTAAATCTCATCGGCGAACGCCTGTGAGGCTTCGAGCCCGAGGCCGCCGCGGGTCGCCATCTGGCGCAGCACCGCCGGAGCGTATTCGCCGTAGGTGTTGCGGATCGTCGCCGTCAGGCTGTCGATGGTCTTGTAGAATTGCTCGTCACTCGGCGGCACATTGCGCAGGGGGGCAACAAGGTCGGTCAACTCCACCTTGGTCAGCGGACGCTCGGCACCTTCGGGGGTGAATGCCCGCTGCGCCTGAATGCGCGCCGCCACAAGAGCCTGCACGGTCTCGGGTTTGGCCCGGTCAACTTCCTTGGTTGCCTGCATCACCGCAGGATTGCGGCTCACCGCAGCGGCGGGGTCTTCCTGACGGGCGGTAATAACCGCCTTGGCCTTTGTCTCGACGGCCTTAGCAGTCACCACCGCAGCCGCGTATCCCGGCTCGCCGGGCTTGGGCAGATTAGCCTCGGCATCGGCGGCGCGGATCAGAACTTGATCGTTCGGTAGTTCGTCCAGCCCGCTTGTGGCCGCGTGATACTCAATCGCCGCGGCGCGCTTGGCCGCATAGTCGGTCGCGAGAGCGAGCCCCGTCTTGCCCCCGACGGTCTGCGCCACGACATCCGGAGAGAACCCTTCGATCCCCTGCCCCGTTTCCTTGATGCTCGCGAGGTCGTCCTGAATCGTCAGGCGCGCATTGACCGCGGCGATCTGATCCGACATCTGGCGCCGGTTCGCTTCTGCCCGCGCCTGTGCGGCGCGCTGCTCGATCTCGTTCTCAGCCCGCGCCTGCAAGGAAACGCGGCTTCCGGCATCTAGATATTTGTCCCATTGCCCGCTCTTGAGCGTGTCCAACGCCCCGCCGGGATTCGATTGGATCATCCCGCTTAGGGCGCTTTCGCCAAGCTGCTTGAGCTTATCCTCGGCCTTTTGGCGAGCCTGGATCGGCATAGGCGTGCTGTCGATAAGCGCCTTGTTCTGGGCATAGACCTTCGCGAAGGATGCCGGGTCGCTGACAAGATTGTTCGCGCTGAGGGTTAGCGTGTCCTCAATGTCGCCAAGGCGCTTGGCAACCTTGTATTCTGCCTCTGCCTTGAGCCCCTGCACGCCGAAGTCAGCCGCGCTTTCGACGGAATCGACGCTAAGCAACTGGCGCGCGGTGTCGTTCGGCGCATCCTTCATCGCCTGTTCGTAGAGGCTGTTGGTCTGCGTCTCAGCCCAGCCCTTTAGCCCTGTGAGGTCCTCACCCGAGTTCTGTTTTTCAGCCAGGCCGGTGATCAGCTTGGCGTGGATCTCTGCATTCTTCTTGGCCCTGTAGATGCGAGCGTCGGTGTTATCGCGCTCCTGAAGTACGCCGGCAGCGTGACCGAATGCGTCGCTGATCTTTGCGAGCCCCTCGGCTGGGCCATTGGGCTGCGCCCTCGGGATCGACGGGCCCGACAGTCCCGGACCCTGATACTGCGGGCCAAATGGTAAAACGGGCACTCTAGCCGCGCCTCACGAGGCTTCCGCCGCCGCGCGAAAGAGAGAGCCCGCCAGGCGATGATCCGCTCCCGCCACCGCTGATCTTGCCATAGACATCCGCCCCGCCCCCGATCAGCGCAGCCGCGCCGCCAAGGTATCCATTCAGCTTGGCCGACTTCGCCGCGGCGCGATCCTGTGCAGCGCCGACGCGAAGCCCCCGCGCCTGTGTGGCGGCCTGATAGCGAAGGTTCAGGGCCTGCATCTCTTGATCGACGGCGCTATCCAGAGTGAAATCCTTCACGCTGCCCGAGAGCGTCAAACCATTCGCCCCGGCCGATGCGATCTGCTCACCAAGCAAGCGCCGGTTCTGGATACGCTGCGCCGATTCATTGGCCGCGCCTTCGCGTTCGGCAGTGATCGCGGCTTCGTCCTGTGCCTTGGCCTGTGCGTCGAGAGCCCCCGCCTGTTGGTTGCCCTGCATCACAGACGATGCCGCGCTGACCGTAGCCGACACGGCCGTCAGGATCAGCGTAGGATCGGCAAGTATCATATGGAGCAGCGCGCCAAGACCGCCCGGCGCAGCAAGCATCTCAGGGATCATCATGCCCGGCGCACCCAAAGTTCGTAAGACTTGCCGTCTGGCAGGAAATCCGCCTGCCCGGTTGGCTCAAACCCGAAAGCCCTCAGCCAGCGCGTGTTGGCCGGTATGTCGGGCCGCACATGCGTAAAGACCGGCTCGGTTTCACGTGAAATGCTCGCCCAGCACGCCCGCGTGATCCGCGTCATCGCGCTCCCGATCTCGTCGCCCAGCAGCGCCCATGCGTAGCGGGGCCAGTTCTGCACCCACGCGATGCCCGCGCAGGCGATCGGCTTCCCGTCCCGCAGCGCCGTCATGGCGTGCGTTCTCTCCAGCGCCATGGCGAACGCGCTATTCATGCGGTCGCTCATGTGCTTTTGGCTGTCCTGTAGATCGAGGCCCCAGAGGTGCCACGCCTTCAAAGGCACGATCTCGATCATGTGCCGGCGGTCTCTTCGATTAAATACACGGCAAGGATGGTCAGAGGCCCGGCTTGATCCTGGGTCATCGTGATCCAGCCGTCCGTGTCGTACCCGCTAGGCGAGGAGGCGCGGTCGGTGTTGCCCGTGAAAGGCGTGACCGGCCCGCTCATGTTCATGTCGGGGCGGCGGAGCTGCGTCCGGTATTGCTGGGTATCGGTGCCAAACAGGAAGGCGAGCGAATTGAAGATACGGAAGGCAGGCTTCACCCAGCGCTTGATGGAGCCCTGTGCAGTGCCGTCTTGCGCCCCGGCCTCTATCCGTACCGTCCGGGCATTCGGCCAGCAGGGGAGTCCCGCAGTGCGCGTGGAATAGGAAGCGTTGAGGGTGATCGATCCGCCGCTGACTTCACACTGCGGATGCGAGGCCCCATTGACCCAGACATCGACGGTCTGCCCCTCCAGATGGGAAAGGCCGGTGATTGTGGAAGCGGCCCCGGTCTGGGTCAGCCCCGCGTCCACATAGTACGCCTCCGCCGCATCCCCATCGAGCGCCCACGAGCCGTCGATATATTCGACGAACTGAACCGTGGAGCCACCCACCGTCCGGCTCACGACAAGCCAAGGGTCGTCCACCACGCCGTCGGGCGCCGGGATCACGGCCAGCGACTTCGCCGCCGCATCCGTCCCGCCCATCTCATGCCGCGACCAGGCGTTGAGTTCCTGCTGCTGGTCATAGGTCAGGGCCGCGAGCGTGCCATCTTCCAGCACGCACCACAGGATCGAATGCGGCTCCTGCGCATAGTCGATCTGGATCGCGCCGGTTTTCAGGACGCCGGGATTGAGCAGCGTCGTGTTGGTCGCGACGTAGCGGTCGTTGTCGTAGGTATAGACATTGGCGAGCAGAACCCGCCCGCCCTTCTGGACACTCAGTGTCACCGGCCCCGAGCGCGCAGGCCGCACCAAAGCCGCGCCCAAGGTGGTCTGCGGGATGGCGCGGATATTGTCCGGGCCGAGCGGCGAGTTGGTCGTGCTGGGAGCAATCAGGAACGCGCCGCCGGTTGTCAGGCAGTAAAGCCCCGCCCCGTCCGGGACCATCTGGCGTATGACGTTGACGGATTGGCTCGATGTCGTGACAGTGATCCCGAGATCGGCCACCACGAGCCCGCCTGAATCACGCGGGGCGAAGTTGAGATAATCCCCGCTCGCGCTCATCCAGATCGTGTCAGGCGAATTGGTCGTCCCGCCGAAGGTGAGGCGGTCCTGATAGAACGTCACCGTGCGAGGCAGGCCCTCGTAAACACTCCACGCCCCGAAGGCCCAGCGGTTCGATGGCGTGAAGGCAACCGGGCTCGGCAGCGTCTTGAGAACCGTGATCCCTACCTGCGTCGAACTCGTATAGCTCTGGATCGAAACGATGCCGTAGAGCGAGGATTCAAACGCCCACTCGACGCTTGCCGCCGCCTGCCCGTCCCAGCGGTTGCCCTCGTCCTGCGTGGGGGGAACGGTGCCGGTCGTTGCGCTATTCAGCGCCAGATAGATGCGGCCATTGTAGTAGGTCCGCGTATTGATCACGACAGCCTTGCTCGGCTCCCATGGGCTGAGGCTTGGCGTTGTGAGGTCTGTCGCCCAGATCAGGAATAGCGCCCCGACATGATCGGGCGAGAAGATGGCAGACGATGCCGTGAGGGTGCCGGCGCCGGTCAGAACCGAGGGCGTGACCGTGATCGTCAGGTCCGTATTGTCGTCTAGGAACGGCCCCTGCGTGATCGAGGGAAAGGTGATCGTCCAGTTCGTGTCCGCGAGCCTGGAAATCAGGTAGATGCTGTAGCTTTCCGTCGTGACGTAGAGAACGTCCGCGGACTGCACAAAGCTGAGCTTGAAGAGAACGCTGTCATCCCAAGGGTGCGCGATCTCATAGGGAACCCCGGGGCTGGACTCGATCGGCGCGTGGTCCTTGAAGAACCGGATATAGCCGTCATTCAGGACCAGCAGGACCGCATCGTCATCGCTGAAGATGAAGGGCATACAGAAGGACGGGCGCGCGCTGTTGCGCACCGTCGCGACATAGCGTGAGCCGGGGCGCCGCGTGATCCCGCCCTGCCGGAGCGGGAGGAAGTTCAGGCAGCGCGAGAGCGAACGCTGATAGCTGTCCAGGTCGACCCGAGCTTGCGCGAGTTCGCTGATCTCGCCGTTGTTGAAGGCGAGCAGCGGCGGGCGCGTGCGGGCCATTTAGGTCCAGACGCCGTTCAGGCAAGCGATTTCAAGCGAGTTACCGCACCCATCACCCCGAGCGAGAATCCATTCATCCTCGGGCTGTTGCTGCGGAGGCATCTCGATTGCGTCGGTGAGATAGGCGTCCTTGATCGCCTGCTCGTAGCGTGCGGCCGCAACCTGGATCTTGCCATCGTTCTGCGTGATGCGCTCGCATAGCTCGACGGCAAGAGCGGCCGAAAGCACCTTGGCAAACGCAGCAGGATAATCCCCCACCGTCGTGACCTTCTGGACGTAGCGGACATTGATCTCCTGTCCGCCGGTCCCGTTGATCAGGATGGCCTTGCGATCATCGTTCCGGCCAAGCGTCCAGAAGCGGTTGGGATAACCCGCCACATCGAGGATGCGCAGGGAGTCGCTCGGCACGGGATAGGCATAGTCGTAGTCGAACGGCGGGATGACGCTGCTTGCCGCGAGCGTGGTGCGCGCGAGGCTGAACACCCACGGATGGCGCTCCAGTTCCGCGTCGCGGGTTACGTCCCACGCATCGGAAAGCTGGACAGCCTCCTCGGTCGAACCATCGAGCGCAGTAATGCGCGCCGACCCGATGATGCGAAGCGCACCCTGGCAGATGGAAATCTGGGAGGACATTAGGCGTAGATGATTTGGAACGAAGACAGGGCCGCGGCAGCCGAGCCCACCGTTGCGGCCGCCGTCGTGGTCAGGGTGATCCCGATGCCGGTGCTGAAATACATCCCGGCCAAGTCAAACGCGAACTTGGTGCTGGCCGTGACCTGGATCTGTGAAACGATCGTGCCCGCTCCGACTGTCGGCGTGCCCGCGGTGTTGAAGAAATTGATGAACACGTCGGCAGCGGCGCATGTGCCGATGACCCGGTAAACCTCGCCCGGAGTCGCTTTCACATTTGCCGGGTTGCCCGATGCCGCCGAGGTAAATAGTAAATAGGGCAACCCAGGTTTGCGGCGGCGGTCCCAGGTCGCGCCGTTCCACTCGTACCCGAAGGCGATGGCCGGGAGAGTCAGCGTGGTATTCCCGACCGCATCCGCATTGGGCTGCGAGATCAGGATATTCGTGCCGGCGGAATCGGTGAGTGCCGCATACTGCGCGCCCTTGAGTGTGAAGGCGGCGCGGACACGATTGCCCGTTGTGGCGGAACTGGGCGTCGAAGGCAGTGTGAACGCGGTGCCGCCGATGCCGACCGGGTTGCCCGCTTCTGTCGCGTTGTTGGCGGCGTTACCCTGCACCTGATCCGCAGTTGTGCCAGAGCCGCCAGAGATCACCGGCAGCGCACCGCCAGCCGATGTTTCGAGGTAGACACCCGTCGCAATCGCAGCGCCGTTCTGGACCGCAACCGCATTGCGGACGATCCGATACGTGCCGGGGCCGGGGAAAACATAGATCGGATTCGCCGTCGTGAGCGTCCCGATAGGCGTATCTGCGCCGGGACCGGGCGTCTCGGCGTAAACAGGGAATGAGGCTCCGCTCGGCAGATTGCCCGAGGCGACAAACAGTCCCGCAGTAACCGACATCCCCGCCAGAACCGTGATGCCGCTGGACTGCGTACCAATCGTGGTCGCCGCAGCCATAATGGTCGATTGAGCCATTCAAATCCCCAAAAGAAAGGGGCCCGGCGTTTCCACCGAGCCCCATCCGTTTCGCTAGTTCAGACAATCAGTCGGGCGTGACTTTCGGCCGGGTGTTCCGGCGAGGACCCGCGCCCGGCACCACGTCGGGGTTGGAAGTCACCGGCTTTGGGGCCAGCTTCTCCGCAACGAACCACGTTGAGCCGTCGTTCAGCCGCTCGTCGGGAACGTCAAAGACATCCCCGACTTCACGGATGACCGAGCCGTCATGCCCACGATCAATCGCAACAACACGGGCCATTACTGGACCGTGAAGCCAGACTTGTTCGCCGTGTAGAGCTGCGGCGTGGCGGTCAGGAAGGCATCGATCGCGCCCGCCGTGAACGGACCCGACGCGACTGTGAAGCGAAGCCCGAGCCAGCGGCGATAGCTCACAGACGGCAACTGCACCGCCATGATGCGGGAGCCGGCGGTCGCATACGTGGCGAACGCCAGCGTGCCGCTGGTGGCGATCACGGTGTTGTTGCTCGACAGACCGGCATCGTCCGCCGTCTCCAGCGTCACGGCAAGCGTGGCGTCAGAGCCGACATCGGTGATGGTGGTCTGGGTCTGCACGATCAGCCACAAGGAGCCCGGCTGCTCGCCAGCGCCAACGTCCATGCGGGTGTTACCCACAGTGGTCGAGGCGATGGTCGCGCCGCCGGTCGTCTTGGTGAGGAGGTCGTACACATTGGACGAGATAGCGGTAACGGTTACCGCCTGCGCGTCCGAGAACTCGAAGTTCTTATCGACGTACATGGTTGTTTCCTTTCCCGCTTACGTGAGCGCGGTTTCGGTTTCGAGGATGCGATCCACGGTGCGGACCGGAACGCCCTGGAAGGCCAGACCGCCGGGGCGAACCACGGCGCCCGGACCCATCATGCCGAACTGGTTGAACGAATCCTGGATCGAGAGAACGGCGTTGCTCTTGTCGAGCGCGCCGACCGCCAGCATTTCCTTGACGGTACGCGAGCAGTAGAAGGCAGCATTGCCCTTGCCCGCCATCGGAATGCGCTGGAGCGCCTTGACCATCAGCTTGTGCAGCCAGGTCGAGGCGGTGTTGACCTGGGTGCCCGTCTGGGCCAACAGGTCCGACACCGAGATGTTCGCGATGCGGACGATGTAGCGCCAGTCCTTGACGTGGATGCCGCCCTTCTGCTGCCAGCGATCCGCAACCGCGCGATAGCGGTTGTTGTTCGCGTCGAAGGCGTCGATCGTGCCGAGATCTTCATGCACGAGGCCCGCCTTGGAGCCCTTGGGGAAGATGCCGGTCACGGTGTCGGGGGCCCACACGACAAGCCACACCGAGGTGCAGTTGCCCGAGCCACCAGCAGAGATCACGTTGGCGGCGGTGGGGTTGGTCGCGACGGTGATGGAGTTGTACCGCAGCGCGAGGCCGTTGAACTGCTCCGGGTTGATTGTGGAGTCGCCATAGATCATGGCTTCCGCGAAATACTGGCCCATCGCTTCGACAAACGCCTTGCCTTCCGAGAGACGGAACGCAGCGGTGTTGCCGTTCAGTGCCGCGACATCGACATCGATTTCGTTGCGGGCTTCGAGGATACCCACCGAGTCGATGACGTTCGCACGCAGCGACTTGGAGGCGGGAACGCCGCCGTAGAGCTTGCGCCAGATCGGCTCGGGAAGACCCGTGCGGATCGCGGCCTGGTGGCCGGTGGGCAAGTTGCCTTCGATGAAGGTGGCGTCGTAGTAGATCTCGTTGGCCTGCGAGAGCAGTTCGGCAACATCAGCCGTGTTGCCGTTGGGGTCGATGGACTTTGCCCAATCGAGCAAAGACACCGCCCCCGACTTAACGGGAAAGCTGGACATTCAGGTCCGTCCTTAATTTGGTGAGGTGGGGTAGAGGCGGGCGGCCCGGTCTTGGTCGCTGCGGGGGGCGGGCCGCCCGTTTCCGCTCACGAACTGATCTTCGTTCCCCAGTGCGCCGATACGCGCCATGCACTGGACAAAGCTCTTGGTGCCCATCACGTCCTCAAGACGGTTGAGCAAGTCGTTGGGGAAGCCGCCGTACTCAGCCGCTTTGGTGGCGAGCGTTAGGTCAGCTTCAAACTTGTCGGCGCCGAGTTCGGACTTCAGCGCTTCAAGCGCGGCGTCCTTGGTAGCGGCCTTTGTCTCTTCGGCCTTCGCCGCGGCATCTGCCTGCCCCTTGGCGAGTTCGTTATTCCAATCCATCAAAGCTTGCGCCTGAGCGGGCAGCAGCTTGATCTTCGCGGCGAGTGTCTCGAAGCCGGTCTTCAGGTCCGCATCGACCGTGACGCCCTCTGGCACCTTCAGGTCGTATTTTCCGTCAGCGGGTGCGCCGAGCTTGGTCAGCAGCGCTTCACGCTCTGCGTCCGTCTTCGGCATCGCGACTTTATCGCCAATGACCTTTTCAGCGTTCGCATATGCCTTCACGGCATCCTCGACGCCCTTCCAGCCCTTCGTCTGCGCGACCGCCTTCAGTTCAGGAGGCAGTCCCTCAAACGGCGAAGGCCCCGTTTCCGGGGCCCTCTGTTCAGTCGTTGCGAGGATGTTGGCTTCTGCGGGTGCCGCTTCCGCGACCGCTGTCTGGCTCACTCGATACCGCTCCTCTGCGCAATGTTCTCCGCCGCATCACGGATTTGCTCGTCCGTGAGATTGGCCGTCTTCAGGATGTGGAGAACCATCGACCGCGCCCCGAGGCGGAATGCCGTCAGGTGCGTGTCGGTCGTTTCGATGATCGGATGGTCGTAGCCGCCCTTGATCCGCAGGCTTTCGTAAACAAGCTTGCCCTCGGGCGAGGTGAAGAACTTCTTGTAGGCGTCACGCAGCTTCCGCCTGCGCCATATCCACGCAAGGGCGTCTTCGGTGAATGACATGCGCTAGGCTGCGAGGGCCAGAACTGCGCCGGACGAATACACGTCGTGCCGAATTGCTGCTCGCACGGCATCCTCAGCCGAGGCACCCACCGCCATTGCACCAAGCGCAATCAGGCGGCCTGAGCCGATCGCGTAGTAATCGGCAGTCAGGCGATCCCACCCCTCATGATCCCATGTCAGGATACGCCCGCATGCAGCCACTATGCCTTGGGCGGTGCTGTCGCCCATTTTCATCCCCGGTGGCTCGCCAGCCATCCCGCGCGATACCCAGTCCAAAAACTTTTGGCCAAGCGCCATATTGCCCGAGAAGCCAGCTAGAACGCCCTTGATGCGGACGACCTTGACTGCATCACCGACACTCGTGTCGCCCATCGTTACCTGGCGATCCGCCGCCATCACGCCGTTGCGATATGCAATCGTGGTCATGCGTTGCCGGCGGGCTGCGCTTGGGCGAGGCTCTGCGCCTGCGCCACGTTCTTGATCGCGCCGGACACGGGCTGCGCCGCCGCTACGGCCTGCTGCAATGCCTGCTGCTGCGCACGCTGCTGGCGGATGGCGTCACGCGCCTCGATGGTGTTGAAGTCCTCCGCCTCAAGGTTGAAGCCCTTGCCTAGCTTCCGCGCCATCGCGTCGAGATCGAAGTTGTCGAACACCTCTGCGGCCTGCGGCACGATCTGCGCCAGTTCCGCCATCTGGGCCAGACCGCCCCATGTGTTGAGGACCGCCGTCGCCTGGTCTGCATCCGCCGACATCGCCAGCGGCGAGCGATAGCCGATCGTATAGCTGCCACCGGATTCGATGATCTCCTGCGGGGGCGGGGGTAGAAGCCGCGCCTCCCACATGAGATCGAGTTCGCGCTCCAGCAGTGGGCCAAGGCATTCGCTCTGCTGACGCACCATCGCGGGCATGATCAGCATCGCCTTCTCGCGGGCACGCTCCGTCACCTCGCGGGCCGTCATCTGGCCCGTATCCACAAGGATCTGGAACAGCGTGACGAAGAAGGCGTCATTCACCACACCGCGGTACTGGTCGAACATCTCCTGCGAATAGGCGTAGTTGCCGCCGGTCAGCAGCGGCAGCACCTTGGGCTTGCCGTTCTCGTCCACCATCCCAGGATTGATCGCGCCGGGCATGGTTCGCAGCGGCGTCATGACCGCATCGTCCATGGTGAGCCACGGCGGATCGTCGTTGCGATGCCATGTGCGGACCTGAGACTTCGCCGCGGCGTTCAGTATCTTAACCGCTGGCAGGATCGGATCGCCGGCAGAGCGCCCGTAAATCTCCCCCGCCGAAACCTCATAGCGCGAGACGATGTAAGGCATTGTCCGATAGCCGCCCTTGCGGACGATCGTCGGCTCCATCTCGCAGACGGTACGGCTCGACCACTTCATCCCCGCCGGGCCGAGCTTGCCCCAGCTTACGTCCGGGTTCGGGAACACGACATGGACGAACCATATCTGCGCGTAAGGCTGGATCGTCGCTAGGTTCTTGACCACCTGCGGGAGATTGTCCCCCGGCTTGCTGTAATCCTGTGCAGCCTGGCGGGCGGTAAGGCAGAAACGGCGATAGACCTGATCCACCATCCCTTGCGAGTTGGTCGAGATGCAGATTTCGCTCATGTGGATCGAGCGGTAACGAAGCGGAATCCCCGGCGCGCTATCGACGTAGAGGCAGTTTGTCCCCACCGAGCCGAGGCTGCGATAGTTCATGAACTGCTGAGAGGCGAAATTTGCCTTCGGATTCTGGCGCGCCTGATAGATGCGCTCGTTCACCTCACAGAGCCACCGGGAGCCCTCAGAGCCGGGATCGTATTCGTCCTGACCTTCGGGGAGGAGCGTGTGCCAGATCGCGCCAGGGGGCGTCAGGACGCTCTCCAGCACGGCAGCGAAGCGCCCAAGCGCAACCGGGGCGGTGCTATCGAATATCTTGGCCGTGCGATTGACGCCGCCCTGCCCGTACTGGATCAGGCCGTTGCTCGATGTCCCGACCGAACCCGTGCCATTTACGTAGGCGCCATCGCCCCAGAACTGCGCCTGGAGCGGGTCCATCAACTCGGAGATTTCAGTCCAGCGCTGTTCCCATAGCGCGCGGCCGTTCTTGAGGATGCCCCACTGCGTGATGTAGCTGGTGGCATCGTCGGGGAGATATGTCATTAGACGATGTTGGCGCCTTGACCGAAGCTTCCGCCGGGGCCTGCGCCTGTGTAGAAACCGCCCAGCGACGAACCGCCGGTTGTGTTGGTCGCATTGCCGCCGCCCGAGGCCCCGCCGATCCCGCCGCCAACGCCACTGCCGGGCTTGGAGATCCCGCCCAAGCCGCGGCGCAGCGTGAGGATGTTGGACGGGCGCCCAAGGCGGCGGCGCAGGATGTTTGCCGCGTCAAGGCTAATTTGGGTTTCGTCGCGCGTCGGGACAGCCGGGGGTGGAGGTACGGCTGGGGCTTTCGGCTTGCTGAATAGGGCGGCCATATCAGATGGACTCCCAGGTCATTGTGATCAGCGCTGTCAGGTAGTTGAGCCACGCAGAGCGGAAGTTCTCGGGCAGCAAGATCATGAAAGAGACGGGCGGCCCTGGAGGCGCGAAGAATGGATGCGCCATCAGCTCACGACCTCCACGAGCAGGCTTCCCATCTTGAAGCGGCCATCGAGCGTCGGCTCGACCTTCACGCCGAGCCCTCGCTGCTCGTCGAGATGCGCCTGCGTGACCGGGATCGGTTTGGACATGTCGGGGCCTGCCGGTCCTTGCATCGCTGCAATCCGGGCGTTCGCTTCTTCGAGGGTCATTTAGAAATCCACCTCGCCCGTGCCCTGCGCCACGGCCTTGTTGCCGAAGTCCGCAGGCTTGCGATCGATCCGCGATTGGCTCGTAATCAGCGGGAACAGTTCCGTCAGCGCCCACACCAAGGCATCCACCCGATCCGGGCTCGATCCCCTGTCCAGCATGTCGAGTCGATCGGGCGTAAAGACCGTCATCTGATCTTCAAGCGTCGCGAACATTCCGACATGATGCACCCGGCCTTGCTCGTAGAGCGCGGCCACGGGCTCAGCACGCACGTACTTGCCTCTGGTAGCCCGAACCTGCTTGATCGGCAGATTGGCCGCCACAGAGCGCAGGATGTGCTTCAGGAGGTCGCCGCCCTGGTTGACCTCGACTACAACCGCGTCGGCATCGAACAGGCGATACGCCGCGACCACCCGCCGCCCCATCTCATCGGGGGTATAGACGCCGGACTCGTCTTGCAGGATGTAGCCATGCCCGTCAGGTCCGACCCCGGCGACCACAATGCCTGTCTCGTTTGAGTTCTCACCGCTCGTCACGGCGGGATCGACGCCCACTACAACGCGCTTCAGGGCCGGAAACTCACTGACCCGGTATTCCTCAAGGGCCCGCCTCGACCACAGCGCGCCCGGCGCATCGTCAAGGATCTCGGCATCCAGTTCCTGCCGGCCAAGCCGTGTCCCTTCATAGCGGGAGATCACGTTGGCGCGGAACGTCGGGGCGAGGTTGACGAGGTTGTCGGAGGTTTTACCCTTCGTCACCACGACGCCCTTGTCCTTGCGGGCGATCAGTTCCTTTAGCAATGGAATGGGCCGGGGGGTGGTCGTCGCGATCCACCGGGGATCGTCACCAAGTCTCAGCCCGAACATCCCCTGGTCGAATGCGTCCTTGGCGTAGCGCATCTTCGCCAGCTCATCGAACCACAGCAAATGATGCTGGGGACCGCGTAGCTGGTCGGGCTCAAGGCCGTTATAGGTTGTTGCCTGCGAGCCATTGGCCCAGAGGAGTTGCCGATTGCTCGGCTGATATTCAGGCCGGTTGTTCTTCGGGCCCACATGCTGGAGGCCGGATTCGCCCTCGACCATCACCTTGCGGGTGTCGGCAGCGGTTTCACCAATTAGGCCGATGCGACAACCGGGATGCTTTCGAGCGTACTCGGCTACATACTCAGCCCCTACCCTCGTCTTACCGAAGCCGCGGCCGGCTAGGATCAACCAGCCCTCCCACATTCCAGGAGGCGCGATCTGTTCCGGCCTTGCCCAGAAGCGCCAGTCAGTCAGAACCTCTTGGGCCTCGTCCTCGCTCAGTGATGCGAGAACCGCCTTTCGGGCAGTCGGCTCAAGACTGGCGAAGCGCGAGGCGATCGATTGCACTGGCTAGCTTTTCAAGGGCGCCGGACTCATGGGTGTGCTTCACTTCGCCTTTGACCTCATGCGCCTGGCCGGGCTTTCCATGAGCGCGGTCAAGGATGGCATTGGCGGCAGACACCCGCGCCTGCTCAGATTCCCCACTGCGGGCAATGTCGGCCAGTGTCGCGAGAGCCATTGGCGAATACTCCGCCGCAGCGAGCTTCACATCGGCTGTTGCTTTGTTCAGAGAGCCCTTTTGACGACCGCCGCGACGTTCGCCGGGCTTTGAGCCGGCCATTGGCTATCCAGTGCTAATTTAGTCACAGGTGATCGAAAGGCCCTGCCCCGCTACCCGGCAGCTAACCGGACGAATTGATCGGGCGAACCGATGGGGCCATTAGGGATGCCCGCGCGCTACGGCTTTATGCGACTTGCGCGTGATGTGTGAGGCTGTTGCGGCGGGCAGTTCAGAAACGCTGCCCAAAGTCGGGCGCGTCATAATTGATATTGGCGTAACGGGAGAACTTGTCGGCGGCTTGCTTATCGAGAGCCGAGATATAGCCATGCGCCCACTTGAGTGCGCGGTCGCGTTCCTCGCGCCCCTTCTCTTGCCAACTCCACATCGAGCGTACCAGTTTCAAGAGCGCCGCAGCATCGTCGGGCGCGGCTTCTGTGCCCTTTAGCCAGTAGTCGAAAGCCGCATCTTCGCCGCCGATCATCGTGGCTTACTCCTTGCCACCGCTTCCCCGTTCTTTCGGGCGGATTCGGGGAGGGCGAGCCATTCAGCTTTGCGGCGGGCGGCTTGGTAATCGAAGTCGATGGGCCAGTAACGGGCAACCCACTCCTGTGCGCAGGAGGTTGGTAGGTTCAGGTCTTCGGCGAGATCATATGCCGCTTCAAGCGCAATATCTCTGTCGCTTGCCAGCAGCACAGGTGCCAGACCGAGAATGCCGATTTCCATCACACCCCCAGAGTCACGAAAGGCCGCCGGGCGGGTTTCACCGGGCGACCTTCAGGCGGATTTGGGATACTGAATTTAGGAACTACTACATCTTGTGCCATGCGTCAAGCCGCCTTGTGCAACGCAATATGCCACAGTCGCGCGAGGGTTTCCAGATCGCCCCGCACCATCCCCGCCGCCACCGGCCAATCATTGACGCAAAGGCCGAAGGTCACAGTCTTGATGTTCGCCTGCGCCTGGTCGAACTTGAACTTGAGCGCAGCCCATACGTCAGGATCGCCCAGGTTCGCGCTGTAGCCCCGTACACGCTCGGGGTCAGCAGCCTGTGCATTGAACGAGCCAAAGCCACCGAGGGCACTGTACGCCGCCGCTATCGTGGCAAGCTCGCATCCCGCCTGATAGGCTTCGTTGCTGATCTCGCCGTGAAGCGAGAGGATGCCGAGTTCGCTGCCCCACCGTTGATCGAGGACATTCGCCCGCGTCGCCCCGATCTTGAACCGCTGGAGCATCACAACGGACATGGCGGGATCTTCGCGCGGGGTGCGGTCGCCTTTGACGATCTTCCCGCATGGGTGCCGGGCGACGCCTTTGCGCTTCCTTCCTGCCCTAGCCATGTATCGCCAATCCCCCTGAGATGTTCACGCGGCGCGGCGAGAACGAAATGCCGCAAGCTGTTCAGCCGAAATCAGGCATCCGGACTCACCCGGCGGAGCCCCCCAGGCTTCGCGAAACCATTCGCCGCGCTCATGCGCCTCGAGGCGGGCGAACGCCTTCGCGTCCGTCTCAGGAGCTCGAGGATCAGCACCCGAAGAGCTCGGCAGGATGGTGGTTTGCTCGCTTTGGAGCCGGGTCACGATCGCCCCGAGGTAGCCGGCGCCCTTGCTGAGGTTGGCGGGTTTGCTCGCCATCTCGCGGCACGCGGCAAGCACATGCGCTCGAAAGTCCGCGCCGCCGCTGATCCAGCCCTCGAGCTTCGCTGCCAAGCCCCACCACGGTTGCGGCCAAGTCTTGGGGTCAGGCGAGAGGCTCAGCGCCTCCGCAACGCTTCGCAAACGAGCTTCGACGGCTTCTCGTTCTCGTTCTAGCTTCTCTTCTGTTCTCCTATGCCCGTTACCTGTAACGTCGGGTGTAACGTTACCTGTAACGACTTTCTTCCGTTCCCGATGGGCCTTAACCCGTTCATTTGACGTGTCACTCTTCCTTTGATGCTCCGACCAGTCGTGAGCTCGGTAGAGGTCTTCACCCTCGTGAACGAGTAGCCCTGCGGCCTCCAAAGCGACGAGGGAAGCCCTCACCGCCCCTACTTTTGCCCTCAGAATGAACGCGAGATCGTCAATCGGAGGCAAAAAACCATCGTCATCCGTGCAGCAAAGCAGGTTGATCCATGCCTTGAAGAGGCGATCCGGGAGCTTCTGCGCCTTCGGATTGTGGACCGTTCCACGCTGCAATCTGAACCAAGGCTGCGTCATGCGTCCCTCACGGCAGAGCAGCGCGCGATCACCCTGGCCTCGATCGTGCCCGTCTCGCCTTCGCGGTTCTTGGCGACAATGAGCTCGAGACGATCGCGGACTTCGGCGTATTGGGCTTTCCAGATCGCCTCAGCCTCGCCACCGCGGAGCGGCGGGCGCTTGAGCTGGACGTAGTATTCCTCACGGAACAGCAGCACGACGCCATCGGCGTCCTGCTCAATCGAACCGGACTCGCGAAGGTCAGAGAGCTTCGGGCGGTTGTCCTTGTTGTCCCGGCTTTCGGTCTGGCGGTTTAGCTGGGCAAGAGCGATTACGGGAATCTCGAGCTCGCCCGCAAGGATCTTCAGCCCGCGAGAGAGCTCGGTGACTTCCTGAACCTTGTTGCCGCGGTAGCGATCGGCCGGCGTCAGAAGCGTCATGTAGTCAATGACGATGATCGAGAGGTCGAGACCACGGCTGCGGAGCTCGCGCTTCACCTGGCGGGCCTTGGACGTGACGGAGGCGAGCGACTGACCGCGAATGTCATCGATGTAGAGCGGGAGTTGCTCGAGTTCGTGCGAGGCGTTGAGGAGCGGCTGCATGAGCTCGCGCGGGATACCCCCGGTGCGCAGCGAGCGCGTCCAGAGCTCCTTGCCCTGCTGCCATACAAGATCACACAGGAGGCGTTGCTGTAGCGCCGCCTTCTTCATCTCGAGCGAGAAATAGAGTGCGCCGTGTCCGGCTTGTGCCGCCGCTCGAGCGATGTTGGCCCCGACGATGGTCTTGCCCATGCCGGGGCGCCCGCCGAATATCCAGAGCTCGCCAGCACGGAAATTGCCCGTGATCGCGTCCATGGCCTCGAGGCCCGATGTCACTTCAAGGACAGGAGCCTTCGTCTTGTCCTGTGCGCGCTCTAGAATGGCCTCGAGTCCGAGGGAGGCGACCGTAGGGCCTTGCAGGGTATCGCGCGCCTGGAGCTCGCTCAGACGCTCTATGGCTAGGCTCGCGAGATCGGTCACGCTTTCGTCGGGCCGGGCCTCCCCCGCTGTGTGGTCGATGGACTGCCCGAGCTCTTTTAATTGCCGGAGCCCGTAATATCGTTTCAAGCCTTCGACGTAGCGCCCGACCGCTCGAGCCGATGTGTCGGGGCAATCGATCGCCAGTGAGTTGACATATGGCGCAGGCACGACGCCTTGCAGGCTTTGCCCGACCATGAGCGGGTGCGGGGTCAGCCCACCCTTGCGGTGCCCGATGACCGAGCCCCATATCGCTTGGTGCTGCTCGTCATAGAAAGCCTCGGGCGGAATATCGAGCAGCCCGTCGAGATGCTCCGCGCGCACCATCACGGCCCCGAGCAAGGCTTGCTCGAGCTCAAGATGATGCGGGGGTGCGGCGGCCTCTGCGATAACGGGCGCGAGATGATTCATTCGGGCTTCGACCGCTCGAGAATCTCTTTGATAAGACGGCTGGCGATGACGCCGATGGGAACGAGCTCGCCTGTCGGAGGCGTGCGGCGCTCGAGAGCGCGAAGCCGATCCGTCATGCGTGATGTGTCGTGGTAGCGGAAATCAGGACCGCTCATGCTGGCATCTCCAAATCAAGGCCAGCACTGATAAATAACCATTCTCCGCAACGCGCAATAAGCAGCGCCGTGCTGATTCGGAGTCTCTCACAGAAATCTTCCAGCTTGTGAGGTAAGTGAGAATCCCCACTCGCCTTCACGGTCGCGGCTATTACGTCTGAGAGGAGAATGCGGGTCATGCTGCAACAAGCTCCACCGGGCCGACATAGCCGCGCTCCCAAATGAACCAGCCGTAGCCATCAACGAAATTCGATGTGAACGCGGGGCGGTCGGGCGCGGCAACGAACGTGATGCGCTTCGATATGACGACGACACGGCGCAGACCGGAGGCGAAGAGCCAGGGAGTCCGATCGCCGCCTTGCATGAAAGCCAGCTTGAGCAAGAGCGCGACTTTTTCGCAGCCAATATCGAGCGCGTGCGTTGCGAACTCGCGAGCCAGCTTGAAAGGTGGATTGGTGACGACGCTGCGACCGAGCCGCCCACGCTCCATCAGAAAATCGGCGCCGGTTATCCCATGGCCTCGATCAACAAGATCCGTGGAGATCACGGAATAGCCGTTGGCGGCTAGGACGGATGCGATCAAGCCGTGACCACAAGCAGGCTCCCAAACAGGTCCATCGAACCGCTCGATATTGCAGAGCAACTGGGTCACCCAAGCAGGCGTCCCGTAATAATCATCCTTCTGCCGAACGCCCTGCTCGTCGCCAGTCATCGGTATGCTGGCTTGGCTGGCTTGGCGTGATATGCCGAGCTTGTGCGCGAGGCTCGTCACGCCGCCGCCTTCCTTCCGAGCGAAGCGACGAATTGCTCTGCATCGGAAAGGGAACGCCAGATCTCGACTGGGGCGCCCGCGCGCTCATAGGCAGCGTGGCGCTTGGTTTGCGCGTCGGACTTGACCCCGCCCTTGGCCTTCAATTCGATCGGATAGATCAGCCCTTCGTGGACGATGTAGAGATCGGGCGCGCCGTTCTTTGAGCCCGCGACACGGCGAGAGAACTTCCCGCGCGTGTTGACCTCGTAGATCGCATTCAGGCGAGGCAGGGCCGCGTCTAGGTATTGCGTGATCTGCTTTTGAAGGGTGCCTTCGGGTCCGCTCATGGCATCGCCAGCCAAATCCCGCCGATGGCGAACACGACCATTTCAATGGTCAGCGCACCCGCAAGCCAACCCGCAGCATCTGCCCATCGAGAGTTGCGGGTCAGCGGCGCGTTTCCCATGCAAAAGAACATGCCGAAAAAAGTCAGCGCAAAAATGGTGAGAGCGACCTTGAGCATCATCATCCGCCGCACTCCGCTTTCAGCGCTTCCACCGCGGCGCGTTTGAGTTCCTGTTCCCTCTTCCGCTTTGTCCCGATCTCAGCCGTGCGAAGGGCTTCCTTTGCTTTTGAAAGGGGATCGGGGGGAAGGAAGTGAAGGCGGGTCATGGCAGAGCCGCATGAAGCGTGATGCCGATGTAGGCCAGGGCGGCGAGCGTCCCGATAAAGCTCACCACGCAAAGCGCATAAGCCGCCCGTGAGCCCTCTTCGTAGATCAGCGAAGCAATCCAAACGATGTTGGCGACGCCAAGCCCAACCATCGCGATCCAGCCAAGTATGTTCACGCTTCCACCGCCTTCGGTTTGCGCACGAGGAACGCGGGGATGGAAAGATCGGGCTCGGCAACGGCGCGATGCAAACGAGCGCGCGCGTCTTCGGGGCGTTCGTTATCGGAGGCCCATGCCCTCCTCTCCCCCGGATCGCCAACGTCGCTCATGTAGGAGCCGTCCCAGTCAAAAGCTGAATGATCTGCTCGATCATCTTCAGCGCGACTTGGCGCGGCAGGACGTACTCCCGGCCGTCCGCCATCGTTAAAAGGATCGAGTCGTCGGGAAGCCTGCTGAGACGCATTCATGCCGTCCTCCTTGAAAGGAAGCCCTGTATTTCCCTAAGCAAGCGCTCGGCCTCGGCGGGCTCCTCAGCCACATGCGAGTCGAGCCACTGGCGAACCGCGGCACCGATCTCGGGATAAGCCTTCGCCAGCATCAGCATGTGATGCGCCTGCGGGAGATTATCCCCGCCCTTCCATGCCTTTGCTGTGCGAGGGGTTGCGCCTGATTTCAGCGCGATCACCTTTGCGGGCTCGCCCTTCAAGGCGCGCGGCAACGGCTCGCGGAAATCCTGCTCCAGCCTGAGAGCCACCACGCTCATGCGATGCTCCGTGGACTGAAATTCTCTGTCTCTATTGGTTCTAAACACTGTCCGGCTCCATGCCTTTTGATGGGGGCATGGAGGAACGCGACATGGAGGAGACGGGACTGGTGAGCATCGGCGCTTTGGCGAGCCCGATCCTCTTGAGGCTTTTGCAGGCGAGTTTGACGAATAGAGAGGCCGGGAGTTTCCCCCCGGCAGTTTGCGTGCGGGTTGAGGGGAGCAATGCCGGGGTGGGACCGGCTATCCGCACGGGTGAAGGATGAAAGGCTCAGCGCCACAGCCGCGCCTCCGCGAGAGGACGGCGACCGGGGGCGGGTTCAGGCTTATAGTTGAAGACACGGCTGAAGTGGTGCGGGCAGTAGCTCCGCAGCTCATGGACAGCTTGAGCGCAATAGCGCCCGCCCTGACCGACTTCACCTTCGATCCAGCGGCATTCGAGACGCCCTGGTATGTCCTCGCCAGCGATCGGGCCGATGATTTCAACACTCGATGGAACGATGACCGGAGCCTTTGCGATTCCGAATTGCTCGGCACGGATGCGCGAGCGGATCTGGCGGGCGAGCCCCCCACCGTTATCGAGCGGACGGCGCGTGTTGGCGCGGATGACAGCGTGACGGGTTCGGTCATTGTCGCCGCCGGGCTTGAGCATCAGACGCAAGCCGTGATCCCGACGAGCGCCCATGACAGCGCCCTTGGTCGTGCCCATGAACTTGGCGATCTCGGACGAGGAATGCCCCTTGTCCGAATACGCTTGCGCGATAGCGATGCGCTCGGGCGTCCATTTTGTGCGGGCTTCAGCAGATGTCGGCACCCTTACTCCATGGCGGCGCAGCCTGGTTGCGAGCGTCTTTTTGCAGCACCCGAATTGCGCAGAGACGGCGTCTAGTGTCGCGCCCGAGCGGTATAGATCCGCTGCATCCTCAATGCGGTATTGAGCGCGGCGGGGCATCAGGGCTGGCCCCAATCCCGGACGGCCTTGAGAGCCCTGACCTTCTCGCTGAAACGCGACATCGCATCCGGAGAATGTTCGGAGGCCCCGTCGAGAGGCTCGCCGAAGTCCCCACACTCCATCTCAGGGACCGGCTTCCCCCTCCCGATCCAGCCCAAAAACAACCAAAATCCCACGAACGTCACGGCACCGACGCCGAGTGAAATCCAGAGTGGATCGATCCCCCAGATCATGGCGATACCGGAGGCGCGGGGAGAGGCATCCAGTGGGTGGGCTCAGTTTGCAGGAAGAGCGGGCCGCTCTCGTCTGTACCGGCGCACCAACCTGTCCTCGGGCTGCGGGCCTCGACAATCCAGAAAGCAACCCCTTGCCCATCGTCCGGAACGAAGACGAGAATTTCAGTCCCATCCATCGGCGCAGAGCTAATGTCCTGCCAGCCCGTTGGCGGGCTCACGTCCGCCGTGAACTCTGCGTGGCTGTGGTCCACTACCTGATGGGTCATGCTGCTTTGGCCTTGGCGCGATCATCCAAGATGAATTGCTCAAGCGTGCGGAGCGTTGTCAGGCTGGGGCTCCAGCCCTCCCGGTTCATGCCAAGCAGAGAATTGCGATGCAGGCCGACCTCGACGGCGAAGCGGCTAGGCTTCCAGCCCTTCTTGGCGGCGAAAGCCCGAATGCGGGAGATTGTAGCGTCCACGGTAAGCATGGCGCGGAGCATAAGCACAAACGTCTGTGATATTCAAGCATGTCAGCACAAATGCCTGTGATCCGCGCAAATGGCGGGCTTTGCTACGTTCAGGGCATGGCTACTGACTCACCGAGAGACGAAGCGAAGCCCCTGATTGCTGCCCTTGAGGCGGCAATGCGGAAGCATCGGATCAAAAGATCGGCATGGCTCAAGAAGGCCAAGCTCTCCCGGAACGCGCTCTACCACCTCTACAAGGGTCGGGCGGTGTCGCTAACAACCACCACACTCAAGAAGCTCGCAGACGCGCTCGGAGAGGAGTCCGGCGCGTTCCTGGCATTCGCGCAGCCGGACCCAACCACACTCTCCGTCGTTAGTGCAGCCGTATTAGAGAAGATACTTTCCGAGGCGTTGGAGCGGATACCGCAAAGTGTTCCTCGCGAGGAACTTCCTCGCCTCCTTGCCGGAGAGTTGCGCATAGCTCTAGCAGATCGCGAACCCGAACAGCCCAAACCTGCAATTCACTCAGGTCGGTTGGCATCGTCGCGCGCAATCGCTCAACCTCACCCCAATACAAAGCGAACCGCGCGTCCTTAAGTCGATCACTCCCTGTCGCCGTCGCCCGTATCGCCACTAGAGTGTCCCCCCTAGGTTGCCGAACCCGCGTGCATCTACGCTGACTATATTTGCGCATCACGCAAGCCCCGGAGTTCCGTTCGTACATCATCGAACATTCCGGAGACTTTAGACCTAACAAATTAGAAAGCAAGTCCGCTAGGACGCGTCGCCTATGTAAGTTTTTTGTGCTTGATAGTTGACTAGCACAAACCTCTGTGCTTACCTCCCCTCATCAAGACCCGATGAGGCCCGCACGCAATGACCGACCACCCCACCCCGACCGAATGGTTCATTGTAGAAACCGACTTCGCCAAGCTCGGCAATGACTGGAACGTAGCGACCAAGGGCGGGCGTGACACCACCCCGCTCACCTACGCCGAACTGCTGACTTGGATTGTGGACGGCCAATACGAGTACGGCGGAGCCCCCGGCCCGCTCCGCATCATCCGCTGCGCCCTTGGCGAGCCCTGCGCCGACATCACCACCCGCACCCTGCTTGAAGCCTCGATCCTCAAAGAGAACCCGCATTATTCGCGCCTCCCCGCAGACGAGCGCCTTGCCCGGATTGCGAAGATCGTCGGCCAGCATGGCGAGCCGGGGCATTTCAGGATCGACGGGCGCGCTCCGGCGATGGCGGGCGAGTGATGGCCTCTGCAAAGGCGAAAGCCAAACCCGCGCCAGCCGTTCAGACGGAAACCGCCTCGATCGTCTGCTTCAAGGCGTTCGATGATAACTGGAAAGGCCGTGGTTTTCAGTTCGAGGTCGGCAAGACTTACGAACACAAGGGCAAGGTGGTTGTCTGCCAGTCAGGCTTTCACGCCGTCACCGTGCCATTTGACGCATGGAATTACTATGAGGGCGCGAAGAATCTTGCGCGCTGTTCTGCCGCTGATCCGAAGGGCCACACCGAAGATAGCAAGATCGTCACCGCCAAGCTGACGATTGAGGCGAGCCTGACGCTGCCCGAGTGGATCAAGGCGCAGGCGAGTGCGGTTGTCGATCTTTGCCGCAAGGCGGCTGGCGCGCTCGCCTGCGCTCCGAGGGAATGCGCCGCAGCGACGGGCAACAGCGGTCACGCCGCAGCGACGGGCAACAGCGGTCACGCCGCAGCGACGGGCGACAGAGGTCACGCCGCAGCGACGGGCAAGCACGCCTGCGCCTTTGCTCCCGGCTATGCGGGCCTCGCGATGGCTGGCGAAACGGGAGCGATCTTCCTGGCAGAGATTGCCGACGATTATTCGATCAAGTCGGTCTTCGCGTCGAAGGTCGGTGAGAGCGGGATTAAGCCGAACGTTTGGTACGTGCTGAAGGACGGCAAACCCACGGAGGTGAAGCCGTGACTGGCGACAACTTCACCCCCGCCCCTCTTCCCCTCATGGAAGGCCGCGCCCGCTTCATTGGGAAGGTAGCGGAATGGAACACGGCACGCCCGATGTTCTACGCCCTGCCTGCCACGCAGAAGGTCCGCGATATCGTGATCCGATCCTACCGGATCAACGGCTCTGGCCGTGAAGCCGCAATCCGCATCCTCACCACTAAAGGCGACATGTCCCGCGCCGGGGCTGAGGCGCTGCTTGATGGAGCGATCCTGTGAACGCCCAGCCCATCACCGCATGGCGAAACGTCGCCCACGCGATAGCGCGTTCCACCCCAAGGCCGAGGAAGGTCATGACGGGGCTGGTGGTCACCATGATCGGGTTCGCTTTAGGCGCGGCCCTGATTGTGAAGTGGGCTTACTCGTGAGGACACCGACGCCAGAGGGCGAAGCCTTCCGCTGGTGGCGCGAAACCCTCGCCGGGCTCAATCCGCCCATCCACGAGGACGAGCCGCACTGCGGTTACTTCAAGACCCGGCGCGCTTACCGCGGCCCCTTCTACCCGGCCTCGATCTTCCTGATTGGCGAGACTGATCCCGAGACCGGCGAACTCACTTCGGACGAACGCTTCGCCTGCGAAATCAACGGGCGCCGGTTTGATGCCTACGAACAGTGGCAGTGGCTCGCAAAGCATCCAGTGCCGCTGAAAACCTACCACGAATTGCAGCAGATGATGAGGGAATTTGCATGACACCGACCACAATGCCCGAGGCCGTAGCCTCCGCAATCACCGCCGTCATGGCTGGTGTCGGCTATATCCAGAAGAAGGGCGAGAACAAGTTTCACAACTACAAATTCACGGCCATTGGCGACGTGATGGCGAAGCTTCAGCCCGCCATGGCCGAGGCCGGGCTGATCGTCATCCAGGACGAACTCGCGCACGAAATGATCGCGGGCGACAACGTGATGACGGCGACCTACGCCTTCCGCATCGCCCATAAGAGCGGCGTGGAGTGGGATGGCCAAGCCCGGCACACTGGCATGGCTGGTGCGAAGAACTCCAAGGGCGGCTTTGACGACAAGGCGCTGAACAAGTGCCACACCGCCGCCCGCAAATACTTCCTGATGGCGCTGTTCCAGGTGCCGACCGGCGAAGCTGCCGACCCGGACGCGGACGGCGATCACGCGCCCGCCAACTCAAACGGTGAAATCGGCAAGCCCGCACCGACGCTCAGCGACCGCGAGGAATCCATTGCATGGGCTCAGACCGTCATTGGTGGGCTCGACAAGATCAAGACCGTCGCCGCCTTCGATAAGTGGGAAGCGAAGGCGCACGAGAAGCTCGACCATCTGTTCGACCTCGCGCCCGAGACATTCAAGATTCTCAAGCCGAAGCTGACCGAGCGCCGTGCTGCGCTGGTTGCCGCCGAAGCCAAACCCGTACTGGAGGCCGCAGAATGAGCGATTATTGGGACGTTGTTCACTTCAAGAAAACCAAGTCGGACAAGACGTTCGCCGTTAAGCTCGGCAGCGCAAAGCAGCAGCAGAACGGCGGATGGGCGCTCTATCTCGACGCCATGCCCGCCGCTGTTGATGGGCAGTATCTGCTCAACATCACGCCACCGCGCGAGCAAGGGCAGCGCCAATCTGCGGCAGCACCAGCCCGAACATCGGCCCGATCCTTTGATGATCCGATGTCAGACGAAATCCCGTTTTGAGGCTGCGCTATGTCAGACGCCCCCATCCTCTTTGTGAAGCGCATCGGCGGACTAACCCCCGCCAATGAGACGGCTGCGCGCTTGCTGGACGACTTCGCCCTTGGCGCTCAGGTCCGCGTGCGTATCAGCCGCCCGCGCATCCACGCCCATCTGGCGAAGTGGTGGGTTCTCTGCGAGCGCATTGCCCAAGCCATCGGCCCGAGCGTCACTGCCGAGCTAATCAGCGACACGCTCAAGGTCCGGACGGGGCACTATTCGCTCGTCAAGACGAAGATGGGCGAACTGAAGCTGCCCAAGTCCATCGCCTTCGACAAGTTAGATCAGCGGGATTTTAGCGACCTGTACGAACGGGCGCTGACAATCATCTGCCAGGACTTCTTGCCGG